CACACCCCCGTCCTCCTCTATTCTGTCAATTTCTGTTTCTTCGTCTCTGTACGCTCAACATTGATTTCACCCTTGCTGTTTTGCGAAATCGACGCTTTGACCCCCCCTCGGAGGTTCAGAGTGACCTTTGCAAGTCCTCCGGTATAGATTTCCTCGACTGCTGCCTTTAAGATGTCAACGATGCCCTCTCCGCATCTTTTGTCCGCTGCTGCATCCTCTCCGAAAAGTGCTGACACATTTTTCATTGCCTTTTCTTTCCGCTGCTTTTCTTTCTGATACTCGACCGCCTCTGAACAAGTGCATGTCATTGTCGCCTGTTCCTCTGCCTGTGGCTGTGTCAACTTCTCCTCTGTGTTTAATTGCACCATCTGACCGCAAAACCGACACGGTGCTGTCTGAAATTCTTTACTCATTGTTTTCCTCCTCCATTTCTTTCAGTAATTCCTCGACCATGCTCCGATAGTCCTGTGACACAATGCAATTCTTTGAGAACTTCGGGAGGACTGCCATTTTCATAGATGCCTTTTCTGCTACAATCGACCGTCTCACCGTCGTGTCAAACATATCGAAACCGGAACTCTCTTTCATCCACTTTGCAAACTCAATCGAGGTTTTGTTGTTCTGTCGCATCGTCACAAGTCCTTTGATTCGGAGTGCCGGATTGATTTCACGCAGGTCGTCCACCTGTTCCTGCAAGTTGTGAATCGCCTCGTTTTCATATCCTCCTACTTTCACTGGTGCAATAACGATTTCCGCTGCAAGCAGAATATTGATGACGACCATATCAAGCAAACGACCGCAATCACAAATACAATAGTCGTATGCTCCCGCTGCCTCTGTGAGTGCATCCCGCAACCTCGTGACTTGGTTCTCGTCCTGCCTCATGAGCAGATTCATGTCGGTTTTCATGAGATACCCGTTCGCCGGAATGATGTCAATATGCTCGTACTCTGTTGGCTGAATCAAGTCTGATGTGTGATAACTGCCTCCGACACACACATGATGCTCAAGCAGTTCACTCATTCCGATTCCGTCCGGCTCGTACCTGTCAAAAGTCTTTGATGTGTCTCCCTGCGGGTCTCCGTCAATTACAAGCACCCTCTTTCCCTGCTCCTCACCCAACATGTAGGCGACTGTGTCTGATGTCGTCGTCTTGCCGATTCCACCTTTCGGTGACATTACTGCAATAATTCTCATTTTCCTGTTCCTCCTGTTATCTTGTTTTTTAATAATCTCTATCACGATAACAACCGCATCTGTACATGGTTGTCATTGCCTCGCCTGTTTTATAAAGCAAATACCCGAATCCGAAAAATATCACCACTGCGATGACGACTGCTGCCATTATCACTTTTCTCATGTCCTCTCACCCCCTGCTATATGTAAATTGTGTAATATAGTGACATCTGCAAGTCGCTGAAACTGAAATCCGGTGTCTCGTCCGGCTCAAGTGGTCTCATGAGGTTCAATTTCTTCCACTGCTTATGTCTGATTTCCGGAACTGCTCTGAATTTTTTGACCATCTCCTGCTTGTACTGCTCAAGGAAATTCTTTTCCTTTGAACTCATTTTCATCGTGAACAATGCGACATAACCGACGAAAATCTCTTTGTCATCCTTGATGACCCTCAAGCGGTCTGAATTTTCCAGTATCTCAATGAACTCCTGCAATATCATCCTTTACCGCCTCCCTTGACTTTTCCGTCCTTGAGGATGCTGTTGTTCGGAATATCCATGATTTCACGCATCAAATCGTCTGTCTTTCCGTTCTGTCTCCCCTGTATGAACATTGCACCTTTCATCATCCAGTCTTTGAGAGATAAATATTTCTCTATGACTTTGATTGCCTCCTCTGCCGAATAACAGGTTGCGACGAAATGTCCTGCCTCTGCCATGTCTGCAAGAAACTCTTTTTGTGTGTCCTGCTGCCTGTTGTTCCCATATTTCATTTCAATGTACAGTCCGCAATAAACTCCTTTCGGGTACGGTAGACACAAATCAGATACACCCGCCTTGACACCCATCTGTTTGAGTTTGACTGCCTCCTGTTTGTTCCTGCTGCCTCCGTTCGGTACATGATGCAGCCATTTCAATTCCGGATAACGGTTCACATTCCACCCCGCCCACGAAATGACATTGATTTGCTCTGTGTCCTCGCTCCTCATTGCATATTTCATGTTCATTTGTTCTCACCTCCTGCTGCACTTGCGTCATATTCTTCTTTGCACCTGTTGAAATACTCGCAGAACAGACAAATGTGTCTGCAATCGTTGACCCTCAACATGTGCCGGATGCGTTCAATCAGTCTCCTCAATGTTCCACTCCTCCTCCAGTTCTTTCGCCCTGCTCATTATTTCCTCGTTGTATGAATAGACATATATTCCGTTTTTCCATAAATGCTCCCTTGCACCTCTTTCCCCGTAGTTATAAGCAGCAAGAGCGTCCTGCACTGTTCCGTATTTCTCAATGAGGCTCGACATGTAGTCAATCCCGACATGCACATTCTGATATGGGTTCATGAGGTTTGTGCAATATAGCCTTTCCATCCGGTCGGTGTGTGCTGTTTCGTAAATCTGCATATATCCGAAACTGTTCCCGTCGTCTCCAACCCTGTCGAATACATATCCGGATTCTTGCTCAATCATCGCCACAATGAGCGAATAATCAACCCCGTACTGCTGACACAAGATATATGTATATATCTGCATCTTTTCCGGAAAATAGCCTCCTGCCCTCTGATATTCCTCCGGTATGTCGTGATAGACGAAACCCTCAATGTCGTCCGCTCCCCAGTCTGCTGACATAGTGTCAAATACTGCATATCTGTCCGGCTCCGTCTCCTGTTGTCCGTTGTCCGGCTGCGTCATTTGAGTGTTTTCCTCTGACTGCACACTGATTGTCGTCTGTTCCTCCTCCTGCTGCCTTTTGTTTCCTCTGACCGTCGTTGCAATCATGTGAACGCACATGATGACCGCCAGTGTAATGGTGATACAAAGACATATTCTGTCATGTCTCTGCATTTGTCGCCTCGTCATTTACCCTCTGCCTCCTTTTCCTCATTCTTGCCTGTATATAGAACATGCTGTTGAAATCGTTGTAATAAATCCCCGCATCTTTGAACTCAAAATTCGGATACCACTTTGACATCTGTTCCTTTACTGCCTCATGTCCTTTTTTCATGTTTTCAACATAGGATGCTATTTTTTTATAGTTGCCCTTTGTGGCTGTCGGTCTCTTTGAATGAACCACTCTGATGTCGGGGTCTTTCAATCCCTGTGAGGAGTTCCACCGTTTTTCCGACTTCACCCTCTTTTTCTCTTTGATGATATAATTTGCCATTCCGGAGAGACCGTTTTCGTCCTTTTGTAATTTTCTGACCTCGTTCCTGCTGCTCTGTTTCCAACAACTCTCGACCGTTTCCATGTCCATCTGCCCGTCCATTACAAGGTGATGATGCCACCGGATTTCCTCTGTCTCGTTGTATTCTGTGACATAGACATATTTTGCGTTTCCTATGCCTCGTTTCTTTCGCTGATAATTGACCCGACGAATGAACTTTTGCACATTTTTGATTGCTGCATCAATGTCTCCGTCCGGTGGCAGGTGAGCGTCGTCGTATGTAAGCGTTATCCACAAATCGTTATCATTGAAATTCTCATTGATAAGACGCTCAACATATTTCCTTGCATTTTTGTCATTCAGATTCCTTTGAGCCTTGTCGTTGTCTTTTTTGATGTTTCTCCCCTCCGGAGGTACATCGTCCATGCTCGTGAACTGCGGATATATTTCAACCTCGAACTGGTCTCCTGCCTTTATCTCTTTGAGAGCATACACAACCTTTTTCCCTTGCTTGAACATCTGCTCAACGAACCACTCATTGAGTTTTTCAAGTTGTTGGTTATATGCTGCCTCGTAGTCGTATGGGATGAACCCCATCCCTCTTTTTCTCCTGCTGCCTTTTTGCTTTTTCCCTGCCATTCTGACACTGTCTCCCCCTGTCTCCAGTTTTTCTCTCTTTTTGACCTTTTGACGAGTTGTTACTATCCATTACAAGGTCGGAATTGAGGTCGTAACCCCTTGAAAAAGCGTTGTTTTTCCGCTGTTTTCTTGTTGCAATACAGTGTCAGATTTGCTATAATGTTTTTAGTGAATTAAGCGTCTGACACAGACTGCTTGAAAGGATAATCGGTGCAACGGTTATCCTTTTCTTTTGCTCTCAAGTTGCCTCCAACATTGTTTCGTTGAAAACAATCGGGATTCTGTTTTTCTTTGCAAATTCAATCTCTGCTTTCATTCCGGCTGAAATCCCGTGTCTTGCTCCTACTATGACCGCATCACATCGTGGAATGATTTCCCGCCCTGCTGCCAGTCCGATATTTCTCTCCTGTTCCTGCGTTTCATTCAGACATTGCGTCATGTACAAATGAACCGTCACCGGACTTTCGCCCCTCAACAGGGAGTCTCTTGTCAATTCCTGTGCATATTCGATGTTTCTCTGCAATATTGCAGGGTCGGTCGCCCGAAATGGTGAACATATATATACAAGTTTCAACTCTGCACCTCCTCTCCTGTTTGTCTTTATATGTCAAATGTGTAATCCCACACATTTTCATCCCCTGTGAGTTCAATATCTCCCTCGTGCATATATGCCTTGCACTTGAAAAACGATTCAGAATGGTCGTGCGATTCTGCAATCCTGTCATCGTCGATGTCAACCTCAATCACACTCATTTCTCTCATTCCCCGAATGACAAGAAATTTGCAGGAATCGACCGCCTCTTTGCAGAGATACACGACACCATCCATTGATTTTCTGATTCTTCCCTCTCCGACGATTTTTTTCATCGTCTTTCTTGGTGTAGCGTGATAATATTTCATGACCTGTCCTCCTATAAAAAGTCGAAAATGCTCATTTGTGCCTGTTCTGCCTTTATTCGCTCCGATGCTTTTCTGCAATAATCTGCATCAATCTCAAATCCTAAAAATTCATGTCTCGTTCTATGTGCTGCCACGAGACACGCTCCACTCCCTGCGTGTGTGTCAATGATTTTGTCACCGTCTTTTGCGTATTTGCTTATGACCCACTCGTATAATCTCACTGGTTTCTGCGTCGGGTGAAATGTTCCGTCTTTCAGCAATTCAACCCTGTTCATGACAACGATTCTCGTCGGAACATCAAATGATGTATATGCAAGTTCACAGTCAGACATCGTCAACCCATGCTGACCTTTATCCCACACAATCCATCCTTTTGTTCCTCGTGTGAGGTGTTGTACAAAGTAATTGCCCCCCATATCACTTGATTCACTGAAATTCGCTCAAGTTCTCTGAAATACTCCTCCGGAGGAATTGCGTCATCCCAGTTCTTTTTCATGTGTTCTTTTCGTGTATGTTTTGGATTGTTTTTGTTGATGTTTAATTTCTGACCGTCAATCCCTATCCCGTATGGCGGGTCGCATATTGCCAGTTCAAAGAACTTGTCCGGAATCTCACGCATCGCAGTCATGCAGTCCATGTTATATAGTTTGTTCAATTCAAACATGTTCCCTGCTGCCCCCTTATGCATCAATAGTCATCCTCAATCTGTTCGTCTGCGTCTGTGTAATATTCACCGTCATATCCTTTTTCCATGATTCTTCGATAACAACTGCTGCACACCAGTCTGAATGTGATTCCATGACAATCCTTTGTGAAATTCATGTCCTCACGGTCAACCTCGTTATTGCATACCGGACACACTCGAATATCCCGCTCCTCAAATTGACATGGCAATCCGAAATCTCGTCTCCGGCAATCCTCGACCGTTCCGTCTCGTCCTGTCATGAACTGATGTCTGCACATGTCACAATCATTTCCTTTGTTGAAATTTTCCACCTTGTTTCCTCCTGTTATTTGCGGACGACCGCTGCAACAGTCGCCCGCTCTCAATCTCATGCTCTGCAATTTTCACTTTTATACCGTCGCAACCTGCTCCTTTCTCTGTTCCCATTTCTGACGCTCCTCCTGTTTTCCGGTCATATATCCGGCAATATAGGACTTGTCTGCGTCATCCATCTCTGCGAACCGTTCCGCAATGCTCTCAATCATTTCTTTTTTCTTATCCTTTGACATTCGTGTCACGCTCCTTTCTTCCCCCTTATCTTCTCCAGTTCTGCCTCTATGTCTTTTCCGGAATAATCTGCAAGCAGTTTTTCCGAAATGTGATAAGTCCATATTGATGACATCTGAACCGCTGTTCCGATTGGTAGTTTGCCCTGTTGCATCGCTATCCGGACGAACTGCGGTGACACGTTGAGGATTGCTGCTGCCTCTGCTGTCAATATTCTCCCGATTTCCATTCTGATGCCTCCTATTCCTGTTTTTGGTGGCTCTCTCGGTCTTTTCATCCCGTCCACCCGCTTTCCGGCTATGTCTACCGTGTTTTGATTTTTCACCTTAAAAAATCAATAAAAACCTGTTATCCGACTACGAACTTTCTAGCAGGTTCGCCCGCTGCCATGTTTATCACGGTATCGCTGACTTTGTCTCTCGGCTTGCCATCGTCAGAGCGTCGGTCGCCATCCGGACGCTGACGGGGCGACTGCTGCCCCGTTTCGGCTTTAATGCTTTCTTAACCAGTTCGATGCGTTGATTCTGTATTTGTCATCCTGCCATACTTTATCTGCTATTTTTTTGACATCTGCCGGAGTTTTTACAATAGTATCTTTGTACCCCGTCGGTATTTCTTTTCCCTCTGTAAAAACTGGAATCCTCACTTTGTAGAAAATTTTTCTTCCCTCATAAAGTTCATATATGCAAAGACCTTTTCTCTCTGCGTAGAAAATTACATCTGCTTTTTTCATCCTCAAACCGCCTCCTACCTTGTTTTTATCTCTAATACACATGATAATTTGCTAATGCTCTTTCTAATAACCTAACCGCTGCTATTTCATTTTCATATTCGCTTTCGTTTATTACTCTCAGTTCATAATCAATTCGAGCATCACTTTCATATCTGCTTACTTCCTTGTACATTTTTGCTCTTTTATTGCTTGTTCCGGACAGATACGGAAATGTGTTTTTATTCCCTTTTTTTAATTCATGCTTTATGAAATTGAATTGTCTCCTTGTTTCTTGTGCTATGGTTTCTTTCATTTCATTACCTCCTGTTTGTGTTCCTTATAAGAACATCATACTTCTTTGAAAGAACCATGTCAACACTTTTTTGTTCTTTCAAAGAACTTTTTATTGATTTTTGTCAGTTACCGTGATATGCTGATTTACAAACAGGAGGTGATTTTGATGACGCAAGGTGAACGAATCAGAGAAATCCGGAAAACTCTCGGTCTTACACTGGAGAAATTCGGTGAGAAAATAGGAATGAAGAAAAACTCTGTCAGTCAGATTGAAAATGGTAAAAATTCCGTC